ATCGGTAAGCTGTACATCTTTTAAAAACTGGCTGAAGGGTTTCAGGTTGCCATCGCCATCGGTGAGCAGAGCGCTCATTTCCTGCAGGTGGTTCCAGTTCTTGGCTCCGCTAAAGTGAAAGATGTTCTTTTGCAGCTTCACCAGCGTTTCCACGCGCTTAGGCTCCAGCGTTTCATCGGCCAGGGTAGCTCCATAGCCCGTTTCAATACCGCGAAACAGTTCAGCGGCTATTTCGCTCACCATGTCGGGGCTGATGCTGTTGGGCTCCATACGGCCTTCATACAGCTGCCTGCTCACCCGCTCTAAAAGTTTATCCCATTCCTTACCTGTCATGATGGTGGTTGTATAGTTTATGAATCTGTGTGTGCAGATTAACCAGTTTAGCTTGCTTCAACAGCTCCTGCTGCTGCTCTATGCTCAGTTTGGTTTTACCACCCGGATTGGTAGCCGGTGTATCGGGGCCTTTATCGGTTACCGGTATACCAAAGGTTTCTTCAAGCCACTTGCTGTCAACGTTCTTATACTGCATCAGCTTGGTGCTCATATCCATCAACTTAGTCAGGTCTTTGGTGGGCGACCATTCAAAGTGAATGCCATCCAGCTTAAACCCGTGTTTAATCATGCGGGGTATCAGCTCATCGTTCACCAGAAACTGTATAAACCGTTTATCGGCCTCGGCAATGCCATCGGCTACGCGCTCATGCACTTCGCCCTGGCTCTTACTGCTGCCGTTATCGGTTGTCATGGTTTGGCCTAAAAACAGTTTGCTCATTTCGCTGTTAGGCACTAACACCAGTTCTTTGTAAACCTGAAAGGCATCGCCTTTGGTGCTTTCGATAAAGTCAATGGTTTCGCCTTCCTGAAACACCGCATAGGCAGCCGCTTCCATCTTTTTCAGATTATCGGCCATACGCTGCATATCACCCGTTTGGCGGCTGGCTGTTTTACCCACCCGTATCGGCATACCAAAGAGCTGCGCAAATTTGCTCCACTCCAGCAGGGCGTTCTTTTTAATCAGATAATTAGGCGCTGCGCGATTGAACAAACCTAAATCTAAGGGGTCACCACATTCCACCAGCCAGTCGTAATACTTCGGCTCCCGGTAGTTTATTAAATTGGTTTGATCCATTTGCCGGATACTGACCTGCCCGGTGCGAGGTAATACGTGATTGCGGTTCACCAGCTTCACGGTTTTATATCCGTTATCGGTTACATCCCACAGCTGAATAAGGCTGTGATGCCACCACCGGCTTTCCATCGCCAGCTCCAGAAACTTATAGAACCACGAAGTTTCAAACAGCTTCCAGGCTTCTGGCTGCTCTTTACCGGCATCATCCACCAGGCGAAACTTCTGCCCCAGCAAACGGTTTACGCGCTGCTGTATCAGGCCGTGCACGTGTCCGTCCAGCTCTATTTCACGAAACAGCATATACAGGGGCAGGTAGTCAGCCAGCTCCAGCGATTCGGCATAAGTGATAGCCTGCCTCCAGGTATCAATGGTTTGCTTGGTTCGGTAATTGGTTTCTTCAATTAACCGGCTAATAACTAACTGGTCGGGGGCGGTTTTCTTTTTTGAGGTCACGGGGTGTGTTTTATATGACTTTAATCAGGATTAAAAGAGCTTTTAAATGCCGCTTTTTTGGGCTATGAATTCAACCTTCACAATGGGTTCGCTGTGTGCATCATCTTTCACCAATACGGTTGCGGAGTTAATCAGGCCCCGCCATCCGGTTGTTTCGGCAACGGTTAACGGACAGTGAATCACATTGGCCGCTTCGTCTTCGCCATCTGTCCAGGCTTTAAAGCCGGTAGCGGCTGTTTTCCGGTATTTCAGTTTGAGCGTGCCGTTTACAAACAGGTAAACCTGTATATCGCTGTAATCGGCAATGGGTAATGCCTCCCCGTTTTCATCGGTCAGGGTAATAATAATTTTGCCGTCAAAGGGCGTGTATTTGGTTTCTGGTCTCATAGTTACAAGCATGGTTTACCAATTAGTGCCGGGTAAGGTGGAGCTGCCGAATAAACTGGTGCCTGCAGTTTCTCCGCTGGCATCTTCGGCAGCCGGTAAATCCGGGTTAATGTTTCCTTTGGCTACGGCCTTCAGCCAGTTAATGGCTGCGGTATAGCGGTCGTAACGCACCTGGGGCACATTGCGCGGTGTAATGGCCGCAAACAAATGATAGAGGCTGATATCTATCAGATACATCACAATGAGTTTATTGCGGTCATCACCGGTTTTGGAGAAGATATCGGCAACATCATAGCGATCGCGCAGATAGCTTTCCATTTCGGCCTGTGCGGCCAGTTCACTGCTTAGGCGTATGGCTTCGGTATATCCGGTTACTTCATCCAGTTCGTAATCGCGGATTTGCAGTTTGTAATCGTCTTCGGTTATGAATGACATGGCTGTTTATTTACCACTCGTTTAACAGAGTGTAGGTGAAAAAATTATTTCCGCTGTTGGCCAGCATATCATACGCCTGCTGATATTGCACCGGGTCGGGAACTACCTGGCAGCCTGCACTCCATTTACCTATCACCACACTTTTCAGGTTGGCATTGGCATGGTGAAAGTTGATACCGAAGTATCCGAAGTCGGTAGGGCCGTTGTCTTCGCTCTTTTCATCGCGGTCGGCATCGCGGCATACGTAAATAGGGAAAGCCTGCACCAGGGCTTTATACTTACCCTGATGTAAGCCGAGCTTCCACAGGTTGGTGTATTGGCGGTTAGCTAATACCACAGCTGTTCCTTTCGGGTTCATCGGGTTCATGAGCCAGTAGCGCCCCGGATTAGTCGTGCATGGCATAACCAGGTGCTGTTCGTTATTAAACACATGCATTACATCATCAAATACATCCGGCTTATCCTCGCGGCTGCGAATGCCTACCAACTGACAGTTATGCCAGGTAAAGCCTAATTCCTTGAATCGGGCTTGAATTTCTTCTACCGTGTAGTTTTTCATATTACCAGTCTGTTATATCGTTATTGCGCATACCTATAATTGGTTTTGACTTTGATACACGCCCACGTTTTTGTAAAATATAAATGGCACCTTCATCGGCATCGGGTGCATCATCATGCACACCACTGCCTTTTTCAAATCCTAAAACCTGCTGTTCACCGATGCGCATATCCGGGCTTTTCTTTTCGGCTTCGTTGTAAATAACCATGCCCCGTTCATAGAGCGGAGCGGTGTTTACAATACGCACGTATTTGTCCGGCTTATCTCGCATATCGCCCCGGATAGGTAAATACTTACCACGCAGCTCGGCCTCTGCATCAAAATCTTCGTAGAACTGATCCTGCAGAAAAACATCTTCCATCACAAATTCAGCGCTGATATCTTTCTTTAAAATCGCTTCATATTCATCATACATCCATTTTACACAAGAGGTAATTGAACATTGCCTTACGAAACTCTTAATGAGATATAGTTTAGTGCCCAGCTTACCCCATACCCGGATGGCCTTAAAATCGTTACTGGTTTTCGGCTTGTAGCTTGGGTCGAAGTAATACACTATCCAATCCATCTGTTTCAATGGAGGTATTTTATCATAGTGAATCCACTCCTGCTTAAATACCTTACCTACAATGATTGCTTTATGAAAGAACTCACGCAAAGCCATGTAGTATCCCATCTGTTCAAACTTACGGGCCAGTTCCTCGCGGGTAAACTTCTGGTGCCAGGTAGGCTGTCCGGTTAAAGTTCCATCCTGGGTAGCTACTACCTTACTATGATAAACGGCTTTGTTCTTCGGTGTATTTTCATCAATATCACCAACCATGTGCGCTAATAAACTTTGCGGATGTATCCGGTTACCTCCCATTAAAAAGCGGCTCTGGCGAATATCCAGCATACCTAAGAATGCGCCTCTTATCCATTTCATGGTTTCATCAATCCGCGATGGATTCTGAACCATTTCATCATCGTCAATATCATCCAGGATACCTACATTAGGGCGTTTACTTCCTTTACGAATACCACGCGGTGTTTGTCCTCTACCAATAGCGATAAAATATTCACCCCCTTTAGTGGTAAACTCTCCCTTCTCCCAGGTTCCGCTTTGGTATTGCAAACCAAAATCATTGATAAACCGCTGATTGAATTGTAATTCAGCCTGCACATCACTGAGTAAGCGGATAGCTGCTGTTTCGCTTTTACCACCTAAAACAAGCCCATCCAGTTGTTTCGTAGCTATGAGCTTCATCGGTATAAAAATGCAGTTCACCACACTCTTGGCATGTTCACGAGGCCATTCTGCCACACCAAAGAAATTCGGGTTACGACTTACTTCACTCATCCAGTCATCATGAAAGTCTGCAATGTCTACATGCCTGTTTTTGCGGGCATCTTCGGTATAGTGCGGAAAATAATATTGAACAAACTCATTGTTGTTTTTAAGCAAACGTTTAATACGCTTAGCTTTATCAGCAGCACTCTCACTGGTGTATATCAATGATACCGTTTCACGTATCTTTTTTACGTGCTCTTCAAACCGTTTAACATCGCTGCTATTTACTTTCATTCATCAGCTGTTGTATGTACATTAATTGGTGCTCTGCATTCTGTTTGGCCAGTAAAGGGTCTATCTGCATCAGATAGTTGTTGTAGTTTCTGAATACTGACATGCTGATACTCGGGTCTATCTTCTTATCCAGTTTCTGAATAGCGGAAGCCAGTTTGTTTAAAGCATCTGCCTCACCACTGTTAATAGGTCGCTTCTCATCTTTCGATTGCTTAATGATTTCTTCACTCTGTTCATAGAAGTGACTAATCAGTTTATCGGGTGATAACATGCGCACCTGTCGCTGTTGTTTCCAGTTCTCATAACTGTTCACCCACTTGCTGATTGTGTTCTCGCTGATGTCAAGCATTTCACTGATAGCTTTCGCATCAATGCCATGCTCTACATACATCATTCTTGCTAATTCTTTTTTGGGATGTGCCTTTGCCATGATGGCAAAGGTGTGTTACATAGTGCATGATAAAAAAGATTGTTGCGGGCGTTGCGGGTAATAGCCCGCACAGGCCGCAAAACGAGTTGCAGAGCCGTTTTTGGCGCTGCATGTTTGCATCGTCAAAAGCAAACAAGTGCCTGCAAAAAAAATCAAAGTTCAATCGCAAACAGAAAATTACTACGGCTTCGTAGTGTTGACTGCGGGCATTAAGTTAAGCCGGTTTCAAAAGAACCCGGTGATGCTTTACATGCACGATATGGAGCGCCTGATTGGCCGCTGGAATAACCTGAGCGTTAGCGGTTCCGAAATTTTCGGAGAGGCCGAGTTTAACAGCAAGAATGATTTTGCCAAACAAAAAGAACAGGAGTTTAATGATGGTTTCCTGAACGGAACCAGCCTGGGCCTTAAACCTATTAAGTGGGCTATGGGCAGCGATTACAACTTACCGGCTGAAACCCTGGTGTTAGCTGAATGCGAACTGAAAGAAATAAGCCTTTGCACCATAGGCGCTAATGAAGACACTGTTCAGCTGTATGATAACAGCGGAAACCTGATGGATGAAAAAACCATTAAGGATATCCGTCTGTCACTTTCTGCCTCTCCTCAAACAAGTCAACAAAAACCAAACAATAAAATGGACTTTAAAACCCTTTTAATAAGCACGCTCGGCCTGAAGGCTGATGCGGCAGATGCAGAAATTACAGCTGCCCTAACCAATTTGAAAAACGAGAATGTAACTCTCTCAGCTGCTAAAACAGCCTGGGAAAATGCTGAAAAGGAACGCGCTGCGCAGGCCATTCAGGTAGAGTTAACAGCTGCGGTTACTGCCGGTAAAATTACCGAAGAGCAAAAGCCAACCTGGGAAACGCTTTTGAAAGCTGATTTCAAAACGGCTAAATCGGGATTAGATGCCATTAAACCGGCTGTTGCCCCGGCTCAAAATTTAGCTGCACAGGTAGATAAGGCTTCGGCTGGTGCAGGCCAGGGTGCCGCTGCGGTAGTAGAACTGAAAACTATCAGCGATTACTACGAAAACGACAAACAAGCTGAGCTGGACAAAATGAAAGCAGAAGACAAGCCTGCCTACATTAAGTTATGTGCTGCCAGTGGTATTGCTGAGAGCGAAATTAACTGGAACCACTAAATCGTCCTAAACCATATTCAATCACGTTTTTAAAGTTCTGCCATCAACTAAACTCTAAAAACAGCAAACATGAAAAACAAATCAATCATCTTCCTTTTGGCAGCTATTGTAACTGCCCTTGCTTATAATGCCTTTGTTGGCGGTTTCTTAGCCTATGCTATCGGTTTGCCGGTTGTAGCCGGTGCCAGTGTTATAGTATGTGTTGGTATAGCTATCAACTTATATAAACACATTGCCGGAGCTCATACAGCTTTCAGCCTGTCGGCTTTCCATGCCGGACTGGCCCAGGAAGTATATCTGGCTGAGCTCTTGAAAAAGTTCAGAAGTAATGGTTCCTTCTTAGCCAGAGCGAGAGATTTCAGCGCTTATGTGCAAAACGATGTAATAAACTTTGCCGAAGCTGGCAGCGACCCGGATGTAATTGAAGATTACGACCATGTAGACCCGCTGGATATTGCCGATGACGAAGACACGCCTAAAACGCTGGAGTTGAAATCGTTCAGCACCATCCGCACCAAGATTACCGAAACTGCTCAGGGCACCCGTGCCTATAACATTATGCAGGACAGAGTGATGCGTCACGCTGATACCCTTGCTGAAAAAGTATTGAAGTATAGCGCTACTCAGTATGCTCCGGCTGCTAACGGCACTTACACTCCGATTGTGCGCACCAGCGGTGCTACCAGCGGTGGTATTAAGAAGATTACTCTAAATGATGTGATTGATCTGGATGTAGCGATGCGCAATCTGGATGTGCCGGGAGCCCGTATCCTGGTGCTTAACCCAACCCACCTGGGCGATTTGCAGAGTGAGGACAAAGATTTATTCAAGGGCTTTGTGCCAACCGACCCGAATGCATCGTTCAAATTGTTTGGCTTTGAAGCTTATGTGAGCACCGCAGTGCCTCGCTATACCACCGATGGCGCACCGGTTATTAAAGCCTGGAACGCAGCCAGCGAAGCCGGTGATTTGATTGCATCGTTTGCCTTTGTGGCGAATGAGGTAGCCCGCGCACAGGGTAGCATCAAATTGTTCAAAGATTTAGATACAGCCTCTTACCAGGCTTCGTTCATCAGTGCTCGTGTAGCTTTTATAGCTAAGCAGCTGAGAGCAAAATATGTAGGCGCATTGGTAGCTAAAACTGCCTAAAGAAGATGGTGGAACCCGCCCGCGAGGTGTAAACTAAGCGGGCACACCACCAAACGAGCAGGCCCCAAGCCCAAGAGCCTCGCTGCAGCAACGCAGCGGGGCATTGGCGGCACTAAGAATTAAGACTTAACCATTTAAACAAAAAACATGATCATGAAAAAAATCTTTGCAGCGTTACTCACGCTAACCATCGCTATGGCCGCTTTGCCCAACCAGGCAACCGCTCAGCTTTATTACAACGGTAAAAACGTATCGTTCAAGTTTCCGCGCGGAGTAGACAGCTCGCGCAATTACACCTTTCCAACTTTTAAATACCGCGACCTGGCGTATGATGATACCCTGGCTATTTCGGTAACCGATCTGGAAACTTATGTGAACTGCGATACCATGACAGATAACGCCTACGCTATCATCACTAAAAGTGATTATGTGTATCCGGGTGCTAAGCTCTTACTGAAACTGGCCAGCAGCCGAACCGACTCGCTCCGCACGGTTTACGTGAAGCAGGGAACCACGGTGATAGATACCATTTTAGTGGGGCGCACAGCTTATCGAAATTACTTCTACAATGGTGTAACTTTCATAAAAGCTAATAATGCCGGACAGCCCGAGTATGTAGCAGCCGTAACGCAGAGCAGCTCCATTACCACAGCCGTAACGCTCAATGCCGATGCCGGTATAATTACTACCGTCAGCTCGACCATTGCAGCCGATGATAGCAGCGCCAGCTTTACGTTCAACAACAGCTTTATCAAATCTACCAGCCCTATCCTGCTCACGGCAGGCACAGCCGGGAACGGATGCCCCAGGGTGCAGATAACGAGTCAGACCGATGGCAGTTGTGTATTGAAGCTAAGTAATAACCACCGACTGGCTGCGCTCAATAACACGGTGAAGATTCACTTCTGGATACCCAAACAATAGTTGATTAAATAATAGAGCTAAAAAGCCTCGCTGCAGAAACGCAGCGGGGCCTTTTGGGTAGAAAAAGTTATCACCTCAAAAAAACAACGTATGGATACTAAGTCAATTTTCATGAGCAAAACATTCTGGCTGAACGTTTGCGCTTTTATTGTAGCTGCAGCCACTTATATAGACCCCGAATTGCTTTCATACATTGGTGTAGACCCATCGCTTCAAATGAAGCTGATGAAGTTGGTAGCAACTGCGGTGGCAATTGCCAACCTCTGTTTGCGTATGGGCACTAAAACAGCTGTAACGGTTCCATTTAAAAAGATAGTTCCCTTACTACTCATCGCCCTCGGCCTGATGTTCATTTCCAGCTGTGCCGGATGGAACAGCCTGAAACAACACAGCTCTATTGAGGTGATACAAAAGCCGGTCAGTGTAAACGATACTTTCAGCATTACCGGTAAGCTGTGGGGAGTGGGTGATATGATTAACCAGTTTGCTCCGGCTAACAATAAAACAGGTGATTTTTTCAGAGCAGCTACCAAGAACTGTAAAGTAACTATTGAGCAGTTTCCGAAAGATGATATTAATGATACGGTGGCGGTCAACTTAAAATGCCACAGCATGGGTAAAACGGCCCAGGACTTATTTCCGAAGTTGAAGAAATAAGCCAATGAGCCACCACAACCACACGCTGGATATATGGATGTCAATATTGTTTGCCGGGATGAGCCGGATGGTTATGCTTCTTGATCTAAGTTATGCCGATTCTGTATTCATAGCCCCTTTGCAACATGCCATCAGTATCATAGCCGGATTAGTAGCCATCATAGCAGTTGCACCGGTAGCCTACAAACACTGTCAGTCTGTTATTCAATTTTTTATAAACATCATCAAAAAAAAGTAGTATGAAAACACCCGAGTTATTACAAAGAGCACAAGCCATATTGAAAGCCAATGGCCATGCAGACAAGGTATTTTTTACCAGCGATGGCTGTCCGTTTTTAAAAGAGCATCATGCCAAACCTTACGCTAAAACCCTGAAAGATTCTGCCATTACCGAAGTAAGCCGAGAAGAGGCCAACGGAGCTCCAGCAGCTGATGCCGGAACTGGCGAAACCGAAACTAAGGTGAAAGCCCTGGATAAAATGAACACTGCCGAACTGGCTATTGAAGTAGCCAAGCGCCCTGGTTTAGTGGTTCCTGAAAAGACGGTTAAAAAGGATGTAGTGAAGCTGATTGAAGAGTATGATGCCCAGCAGGCCGAGGCAGGAGCTGAAGGCGATGTAAATCCAAATACTGAAGCTGCAGCAAGCCAGGAGCCAGCCGCAGGCGAAGAAACGAAGTAACGAACTTTAAAGGGAGGCTGACAGCGGTTAGCCTCCCACATTTTTGAACACGCATTTAAAGCACTTTAAAATAAAACTGAACCATGTTAAGTGATGCAACCATTGACAAATTAAGCGGCCTTAATCGTCAGGCTGATTCAACCGACCGTATCAGCTGTTTGCTGTGTGGCGGTGTGGCTATTGAAGAAACAGGGCCTATCAATACTTTGCTGGGGCCTTTTTACAGCCCCGAAGATGCCGAAGCTAAAGGCTTCACGGCTGCTTATGATACGGATAACAACGTATTGATTCATCACCACATCAGTGAGTATTTCAGAGGGTTTGGCGAGAGCGTAACCAATCGTCCGGCTAAACCGCTTTACCTCTATCTGGTAAGCCGCAGCACACCGCTCAGCGTGATGAGCGATAAGGATGAGGACTATGGAATGTATCACGCGGCTAAGCTGAGCAATCAAACTATTAAACGGTTTCTGGTAGCTCTTAACCCGGACGAAGCCTACACGGCAGATACTGCAGTGAACGGATTTGATGCCGATGTGCTGACCGCCCTGCGCAATGCTCAGGAGTGCGCTACCCTGCTGCACGATGAACATGGCCCCGTTCATGTTTACCTGGAGTGCCGCGATTTTGATGCAACGATCGGCAGCGAGGCTATTGATACCCTGGCTGAAGATGCGGAGAATGTATCGCTGATTATTGCCCAGGATATTGATGTGAGCGAAAGCCATTCCCTGCATAACGGATATGCCGCTGTGGGCACTTACGGTGGTATGGTAACCAGCAAGCCGGTTCTTTCTGATTCACCTGCCGAAGTAGGTTTGAACTTTCAGGGCAATGTGCAGGATAAGGCAGCCGGTAAGTTTTTACGTTACGGTTTCGGTAACCAGGAGCTGGTTAACTACAGCCAAACTACCCAGGGTGTGTTTAAGGATAAAGGCTATGTAGGTGTAAGAACCTTTGGCGGTAATACTCCGGGAGTCTACTTTACTCAAAGTATGACCAGCGCCATTGGCACCAGCGATTACACCCGCAGCGAGCTGAACGAGATTTACAACAAGGCTTACCGCGCTATTTATGAAAAGTATGTGCCTATCATCAATACCAAAATACGGATGACCGAAGCCGGATACATACCGGGTAATGTAGCCAAAGCCCTGGAAGAGCGCGGTGATGGTGTTTTCCGTACCATGGCTAACAATGAAGAAATCAGTGTGGGTAAAACTTACATTGATCCTTTACAAAAAACCGATGCCGGTGTGCCTACCTCGCTCGTGCTTACCCGCAACCTGAAGGTGAAATGGAAGATGGTACCGTTTGGAAAAATAGAAGCTATCAGCGGTGAGCTGGGCTTTACGGTAAGTATTGAACAATAGTTTTTAAACGCCCTTTAAAAGTCAATCAATTATGAACACTAAAGTTGAAGCATACGGTAAACTATATACCGGTGGAGACATTAAAACAGATTTTCTCGGCCTTACATCAGATGGTATTGATGCCATTAAGTATGGCGAAACACAGGATATTGAACCGGTGTATGCTATGGGCAGCCGTGAGCCGCAGGGTTACATTGAGAAAGAATGTAAGTATGAGGCCAGCATCACTGTAAAAGCCTTTGTGCTGGATGCATTGGAGCGAGTGGCTCCTAACGGAAAAATCAACGCTATCAAGGCATTTCCTATCGGTGTCAGTTACATGGACGATAACGAGCAGATTATCAAACACGATAAGCTCATCAGCATCCGCTTTAAAGGAACTGTGCGCGAAGCTAAGAACGATAATAACGAGCTGGTGTATGAACTGCCGGTGTTCATAGGCGGTATTCTCCGCAACCAGTAAGATACAGCGCGGGATGGAGCAGACGGTAGCTCGTTGGACTCATAATCCAAAGGTCGCAGGTTCGAGTCCTGCTCCCGCAACTAAAATTTAAACCATCATGAGTAAAGCCATCATCACCCTCGAAGAAATGAATGCCGACCAGATTAATGACTGGAAGGAAAAACACAAAAGCGTTTTTTGTATTGAAGTGCCCAACGAAGCGGGCGATAAGAAACTGGCCGGATATTTCCGCAAACCCAAAATAGACGAATTGGGTATGGCTACTGCAGCTAACAAGGATAACCCGCTGAAAGCAACCCAGGTAATTTACAATACCTGCTTTTTAGGCGGTCACCCGGACTTTGAAAAGGATGAGGATATTAAGATGGCTGCCATGAGCAAATTTGGCGAAATCATTCAGGTCAGAGAGGCCGAAATAAAAAAGCTCTAAGCGCCCGCACCATCACGGACGCTGCCGAGCTCGACCTGGTGCGAGGCAGCGCCCTGATAAAACATTATTTCGGGGTTAACCCGGCTAACCTGGATGATGAGGAATGGGCGCAGCTGGTAGCCGAAGCGCAATACATAGCGGGACACAACGCCCTGTTGATAGCCCGCGAGATTGAACAATTACTACTAAGAACCGGAATACTTAAAAAACAATAGCCATGTTAGGCACTGAGTGGATTTATAGTCTTACCGAAAAAGTTACCGGCCCGTTGGCAGGAGTTAACCGGGCGCTGGCATCTACCGATAACCTGGCTGCCAAAACGGAGAGCTCAATCAGTCATATCGGGC